ATGTAGCTCTAGTTCTTTGATCAAAAATACTTCTGCTGCAGAGCTATATTCGGCATCGAGGATGCGAAACCCTACACTAAATGCCGTTAAAACGCCATCTTTTACTAAATTAAACACGTCTTCAGCAGCGGCTGAGATACGGGCTTTAACCCACAGCCCTTTGTCGTCTACTTTGTGTTCCACTACTTTACCTATAGGCAAATCGTGGTTATGATAACCTAAAATTATGGGGTTCTTTAAGTAATTTTGAATTCCAGCTTCCCATACGGAGGCCGGAATTACATCACCGTGTCTGTCAATATCTGTAGTACTTGCGTACCCCGCAATATTTATTGAATCAATAGCTTCACTGGCTGAGGGTAATTCACTTTTAGTAAAGAGACCCTGTAATGTGAGTATCTTATTTTTATCTACCATAATACTCCCTTATTTTGCTTCCTTAGGTTTAGGTGGCGCACCACCTTCGCTAGGATTTGCAGCTGAACCAGCTATATTAGCTGGAATTCTTAAATCATCGTTACCAGGCTTGGCTACATACCTTAGTTCTAGTCTCGCCTCATTAGGGCTAATGATGCCAGCATTTACTAAGGTAGAGTGGTACGAGGCTATGTCTTTTAGTTCTGGCTGTAGTGCTGATACTGTTGTAGTTATAGCTTCAACATCGTATCCATAGAAGCGCTCTAAGGCGCTAATGAATCTCTTAACTATTGGCATTACTGTTTCTAAATAAAACAGACGCAAATTAGGAGAGATGTTTGCATTATTACCGCCTGCTAAAAGAATAGGCGGTACTCCTAGTACCTGCATAATCTTTTCACTATGTGTTCTAATAGATACGTCGAAGTCCATATCCTTAAAGTTAGATTCTGCGATGTTATGCGGCTTTAGTCCACTATCTAGAATCACCGGGCGTTTTCCGCCAGTCTTAGGGTTGTACTTACTCATCCAGTAGTTAATGGTTTTTTCCTTGGCCAGTTGACCTAAGGTATTTTCAGTTGTAAGGACTAATCCAAATACTGCACCATTCTTGAAGAAGCTTTCTTGGAACTCCTGCATACTGTATAGTGTATTAATAGAACGTATAGCTGCTTGAAGTCTACTACTACCTCTATAGATCGAATCGTTAGAAACATCTTTAAAGTAGAATACTTCGTCTGGTCTGAAGTCTACCGTACCGTTGTACGTAAACTTCTTAATGAATGTTTTTTCGTCTGTAATAATCTGTACGTTAGCTGCAGGCAGATGGTACATGAAAGTACCGTCATAGTAGATAAACACATTACCTTCTAAAACTAGGTCTGTAAAGATATTCTGTCTAAAGTCATACGCTGACTGATATGGGTTAGGCCTGAAGTTCAGTAGCGTATTTAGCTGTTTTTGACGCATACCAGTTACGATACCGTCTGCTACCTTATCCTTTACGTCATAGTCTAAGCTAGACGCAGCACTAACGATCATGTTTACGCCGCGATTTACTGCCTCTAACTTCTCAAAAGCTCTTACATACGTAAGGTTCTGGTCCGTACTTTGGTTTACTCCGCTCTCGGAGTAAATTACAGCTTGGGCTGGATTTAGTTTTTCTCTAATCCAGCCCATTGATTTTTCATATATTCCCATACTATCCCTATTTAGTAAAATGCACTAAAGAAGGAGCCTGTACTGGTTGGAAAGTTTTGGTGAGCAGTATTGCCCTCAAACTTATCCTTTTGGAGTTGAAGCCATTTCTGCTGCTTAGGGACTGAAGGTGCAGTAGGGATCTTACCGTATATATTATGCAGCATTACATGGTGGTTATTACATAGGGTAAATACCAGATCATATAATTCTGTATGATGCTCTTCGATAAACTCATCTCTTACAGCTAGAATGCCTTCGTCAGTATCAATGTCGTAACCCTTTTCAGCGGCCCACTTATTCAGTAAAAGTGTTACGGAGTTAAGGTGGTGTAGTTCTAAATCTGTGGTAGACCCACAGACAAAGCATTTATCTGCTTTAACATAGGCAGCTTTTGCTCTATCTCTAACCCACTTGACAGGTATTCTATTGTTTTTAGTATTACTGGCCATTATTGGTGCTCGTAATTTTTATATTACTCGATTTTTGATGATTGTATTATAGCATGTTAGCAGCGTGAAGTCAACTCCATTTTTTTAGAGCACATACTAAATTTAAACTTGATTTATGCGACATATTCTAGTATAATAGAATCTTGAAAAATAATATCAACCACAGGAGTAATAATTAATGCGATCAGGTATATACAAACTTATCTTCCCTTCTGGCAAGTACTACATCGGTAAATCCGAGGATATTCAAGCTAGGTGGAAGCAGCATTATGCCTCATTTGAAAAAGGAACTCACTCAAAAAGAATGCAAGAGGAGTTTAATAGGCACGGACACCCAGAAGGTATAGTTCTACTAGACTGTCATAGGGATCATATTGACCTAATGGAGTCGCTATTTATTGAGGATAACCAAGGTCCGCTATGCCTTAACGGCAACGCTCCCAAGGCCGTAGGCCCATGGGAGCGTGAGGTGCTACTTAATAATGTAGAGTCACTAGAGGTATCTACTGCCGTGCACATTAAGGTACTTAATGACTATGATGCCAAAACTAAAAAACTAGAGTCTAAGGTAGAAAACCTGCTGACTCAAGGAATTAGACTGCCGGAAGAAACTATTGAAACAATGCTAGAGGCTGAAGACTTACTGACATTACAGGATCAAGGTATCTATCAGCTAGAGGCTGAACTAGCTCAAGCTAATAATAAGGTGCGTCAATATGAAAATATGCCTCTTCTAAAGAGAATATTTTCATACTATATATAATAAAATAATTATGACTTGTGGAATTTATATTTTAAAGTTTAAAGATACCACTAAGGTGTATGTTGGTCAGTCTATGGATATAGAGGTCAGATTCGCTAGACATAGATCTAATTTTATCCATAATAAAGCTGCTAAAATATTGCAAGAAGCTTTTAATACATATGGTATGCCTACTATAGAAGTAGTATGTGAATGTAATCTAGCTGAATTAGATATTTTAGAAAATGAGGCTATTAATATTTTTGATAGTTATACTAGTGGGTTTAATAGTAATATCGGGTTTATTTACGCGACTAGTAAAACTAAAGTATGTGGTGAGGACTCTCCTAACTCATCGTGTACTAATGACGATATTAGGAGCGCTTTTCTTTTAGTAGTTGAGAATGTATTGTCTCATTCTGAAATAGCTATTAAGTTAGGTATTTCGAAAAATGTGGTTAGGGATATTTCTTGTAGTAATAATCATAAGTGGCTACGAGACGAGTATCCTGAAGAGTATGAAAAAATGCAGGCTACTAAAAATAGCAGACCTAATGGAGGTAGGTCTGCTATAGATAAAGGTATAGTATATCCTACTATTGTATCTCCATGTGGAAATACATATCAAGTTAGTAATTTAAGAGAGTTTGCTAGAGAACATAATCTAACACATAATATACTGGGTAGAGTATTACGGGGGCAGGAAGTACAACATAAAGGGTGGAAGTTACTTAGTACATCCACAGTATACCCGGATGTTATTAGCTCGGAGGGTATTACATATAAAATTACTAACCTATCTGATTTTGCATGTACACATAATCTAACACCACAAACATTATCGAAACTTTTAAATGGAAATATTATGCAGTTGAAAGGTTGGAAATTACTGAGTAATCATCGAATAGATTCCGTAACGTAGGGCGTCTGCCATGTGAGAGAACTCATCGTGCATAGGTTTCTCGCGCACAAGAGTTTCTTTCATGTCCCAACGATACATATCCAAAGCCGCTAAAGTATGAGTACAATGAGGTGCTACCCGTAAACGACCCTGTTCAATCACGCTTTGAACATAAGAGATACCGGGCAGCACCTCTTTTTTCGCTTTCGAAGTGCTGATATCGTAGATGTACGCCAAATCGCTAGCAAACTGCGCAGCAGCAGAGTCGATAAAGATAGTGTCAACGCCCCAGCGCTGAATAAAGTACTGGAAGTGCTCTGCGTGTATCTTAGTATTAGATTCAGCCTTTAAGTACTCATCTATAACCCAGAATGTATCCGAAGGGTGGTGGTAGGCTAAAACGACGAATGCAGTAGGGTCGCGATACCCGGGGTCAATCCCCCCAAAGACTTCGTACTCGCCATCTAAAGTAAATTCTTGGATATGTTCAGGCTGTAGCTTATATATCTGACCCTCAAATGTAGTGAATGAAGCCATGTACTCTTGCTCGAACTCAGCAGCCGACATAGAGCCACGAGCAGACAAAGC